TGTAAAACTGGATTAACTAATTCTGCTTGCAGTCTTCCGAATGCTGAACCAATTTGTCTTGAAAGATCAGCCATTCTTTCTGCAACTTCTGTCGCAGACATTGGAGTCTTTTCATTTGGTGTTCCCAACATTTCATTATACAAAGCTTTTTTAATATTTGTTCTCATATCTCTAAGAACTAAATCAGAAACATTAAAGTTTCCTGCTTGTTCGATTTTTGTTAGTCCTGAAGAGCCAGCCGCTTTCGGAATGATGGTCCCCGGAATTAAGGCAATATTATCTACATTGATAACTCCATCATCTTCTACTTGATACATTCCTGAAATTGCCATTTGTGCATTTTCAAGAATCAACTCTATAACTAAGTTAGAAGTTTTAATTGCTGGTAACGCTAATTGTAATGGTCCTCTTCCATATACCTCGCCTGCAACTTTAGACCATCTATAAATTATATATGGATTAGAACCTAAACCTTTAAAACTATTTGATAAAAGTTTGTGTTCATATAAAGGAGCAATTACACAAAATGTATATTCCTCTTCGTTGAGATTAAAATAATTTTTATAAACAATTTCTATAATCTCACATTCGTGGTCAGGATTCTTTTCTCCATCCATCATCATTTTTTCCGAAAGGATTGCATCAGGATAAGCAACTACTAATTCTTTCATACGAATCATCCTCTTACGAAAGACGTGATCGATCATATCATCGTGTCCTGAATCTAAAACAATTTGAGGTAATGGAATAGCTTTAAACTTTACGGGTTGAACAGCATCGCCCTCTTCAACTAAAAGACATCCAGTACCTAATGCTATATCTAAAAATGTTTCGTGAACTTCTTGTGAAAAATTTGAATTCTGTAATATCTCAAAAACATATTCTGTAGTTTTATCTAAAGCTAAATTAACTTCTCTAACTTCATCTTTTGGAATTTCTGATCCTGCAACAAAGTCTGCCCATCTTGCATAGTTAGGAACAATACCTGCTTGTAACCTAGAGGCGAATTCTTGTACACCAACTACCGCAGTTTCATCAAAGATTCTATCTGTTCTACTTCTTCCAATAGATTCTGAAAAGAAACTTTCTCGTTGAGGTAGAGCAAATTCATAACATTCTTCAAATACGGGAAGCCACATATCCTTAATGGCTTTTGCGTGACTGTAACGACTGAGTAATTGTTTGACTATATTATCAGTAGGTTCTACTGAGCTTTGTGGTTTAACATCTATGACCATTGATTATGCTCCTAATGTTTGACCACTCATCAAACTACTTGAAATTTCAAAACCTTGTCCGCCACGTCTTCCAGTAAGAAGTGATCGTCTTCCTCTTCTTCCTGTGTAAGCTGCAACCCTATCTTCATATTGTTGTTGCTTAGTTTTTGTTCTTTCAAGTTGTTGTTGTTTACGAAGTCTTTCTCGTTGTTGTCTGACACTTTCCGCTTCAGGTGGTGGCGGAGGAGGTGCAGGAATCGATGGAGCTTTAAATGGACCTACGCACATTTATCTTCTCCTTTGGTAAACTGATTTTGGTTTAACATCAAATACATTAAAATTTCTTTTCGCTATTACTGGTTTACTAACTTTTCTCCCCATTGTCAAAGCCCTACCCTCGCCAGCCCCCAATAAAAGATATTGGAGAGCATCGTGAATATGAGAGAACCTATTTTTATTTGGCTTTTCATCGTATCGTTCTCCTGATACCTGAAGTCTTCTATAGTGATAACCGCCATTAAATCCTTTGATTAAGTTATTACATTTAGGATCAATTAATAATCCGCTTTCTCCATCAATCATTCTTGAAAGAACGGTATTAACTGATTCTAATCTAATCGTTACATCATTAGAGGGAGCAGGTCTAGCAATTACTCCTTTGCCTCTTAAAATTTGGAACGGTGTACTTTCATCCGTTTGCACTCTATGATCTCCTGCGGGATCGCCATAAATATAAAATTCTCTAGGCAAATAGAGGGACATCTGTTGTTTCATTAAAGTAGAAAATCTTACAATACCCATATCTTCTGCAACTAATTCATCTATGACAACCCATCTTCCTCTAATTCTTTGAGCAAAAATACAAGCAGGTGTTAATCCAAAGTCTAATCCCATAAATATAGGAACGCCATCGGCAACAGCAACATCTCCTTTAGCAACGTGAACATCTGCTCTAAAGGATTCATAAACAGGTTTCCCATCTTCTATTTGTCCTAATCTGTTTAAAATATAAACATCAATCCAAGATTTTGTTTTACCCCTGATAATATTTTTATAATAGTTTGGAGTCATATTCTTTTGGTTCTCGGCTTCTGTATTCATAGTGTAACCTTGAATTTCTTTTTCATTATTCTTTTGTTCAAACATCGCAGATGGCTGGTTAAAGAATTTCCAGTTGTCAGGTTTAATCAGCATCTTGGCTTCTTGCTTGGTAACGTAATCGGGAATGAATGTTTCTCCTGCTAGGATTGCCCACCAATGATCTGTATCAGGAGGATTGGTATCAGCTATAACACCGTACCAAGTAGCACCACCATCTCTCATACTTGGATAACGACCAACACGCATTGAACACGCATCGATAATTGATTTGGGAATTTCCCTTGCTTCATTAATCCATACTCCAGTCAGTTCAAGAGAAAGTAATTTCTTTACATCTTCAGGTCTATCAAGGGCTAGAAAAATAACTTCTAAATCTATGTCGCCTTTCTTAATCCTATGAGTATAGGGAACGGACCAAGTAAACTCTCCCCATTCATTTTCAGGCAACCAGTCAAGCCAAGTCTTAATGGTTGTTGTTTTTAATTGAGGATTGGTATTACGAATAACTGCCCATCTTGATTTTCTTATTTTATCTTCCGAGGGTTCTTGTATTAAAGCTCGTCTTAAAATTTCAATACAACAAGCCACGGACTTTCCGCTGCCTACTGGTCCTCTCAATCCTCTAAAGAAACTATGATCCTTTAAAAATTTTTTGAGGATTTCTCCATCGGGTTTATAAGTTAGTGATCCCATGATCTACTGCTAGCTTGTGCAACTGCTCCAATGTTTCAGGAGTTATTGATTCTAGTATTTTATCTGCCTCCTTATCTGTTTTCTTTTCTTTAGGATAATGCTTCATATGTACATTCTTCACAACTGTTCTTAACAGTTTGATTTCATGTATAGAATATTTGGTAAAGATATTCAATAAACCCCAAGCTTACGAAGATAATTGGGATCATTGACTAATTTTTGGACTTTGTTTTTATAAGAATCTAGTTCTTTTAATAAATCTCCAACATACTTCTTATGTTCCTTTTCAATCTTCTGAAGATTATTAATATGATTGTCTGCTTCTAATCTATCTATTTGGGCGTGGTCCCTTAGTATATCTATCTCTTTCTTTAAAGCTTCTATTTCTTCCAAATGAGTCATCGCATAGACTTCCCATTGGTCTAGTATTTGGGCTTTCGCCATCCTATCGGCTCCTTCTTCGCTATGCCCTTTTTGGATTTTGATTTCTTTGTATTGCTCGATTGCTTTTTTCTGCCTTTCATTCCTAGCTTTCTTTTCATTCGCCACCATCGTCTTCGCCTTGAGCTGGTTGCGGTTCATCATTATCTGTGATGGACTCA